GTAACCTCAGTAGGGTCTGCAGGTACTCTCTAGCGAATGGGACATGCCACATATCGTCTAGTGTGGTGGAGACGACGGTCCGATAATCCATCGTTGGTTTCTCCAAAACCCAGCCGAACTTGGCCAGCATGCGGCCCAATTTCGGGGCGGGCATGATCCCGTCTTGAGAGGGGTAGAATAGCTTGCTGCAAAAACTTGCATCGCACAGGCGTGGCTGTGCGGCCAATTCAACCGGAAACCCTAAGCTCAAGCAACGGGTAGTGAGGGATGTCTGTGTGAACAGATTGGGACGGGTTATCAAAAACGCATCATCCCCGGAAGCGGCTAAGGCGTAGTCAACGCCTTGCCGTCCTCCAGTACCGTACCCCACGACGATAATGGTCGTCCTGGTATTACCGCAGGACGTGTCGGTTGCGCCGGAAGCGCGCCTATGGCGCACGACCGCTAACCACCCGTTGCGGGTGGTGGCCACGAAACAGTGTCCACTCCGGACAGCGTCGTGGGCGAGGCCAGCGAGGCCCATCTTGACCTGGTGGCGCTCCTCAGCCGCGAGAGCATGTTGATTGTAGTTGGCATCCATGCGAACAAAGTCAAGCTCCCACAAATCAGGATTCGGGCCAAAGTGGTTCAACCATTTCGTGGTCCAGGCCCCGAGAGCCTCGGCGTTACACGCACCATAGAGCACTGGGGCAGCGGCGTTGTAAACGCGTTGCATGCGTAGTCCCAGTTGATGGTGGAAAGGGCCGGTGCGGCTGGTGACCTTTGGGTGGGCGGAGATGATGCTGCGCGCAAACCCAAGTTTGTTGTCACCTGCAATGCTCATGTACTCCATGCGTTTCTCAGTCTTCGTGAAGAGGGTGCGGCGCTTCTCAGCAGCAGTGAGCGGGGCATGGCGGTCGATGGAGGCTGCGGCGCGGAACACGGCACGGCGGCGTGCGGATTGGTACTTGCCAAGCCATGCTTCGAAGTGCACAGGGCCGCGGTACATAACCGGCTCAGACTCAAACTCGATGGTGAGCGGCTCGGTTGCGTTGTGTGCGAGCGCAGCGGCCCAGGCAGCATCGGTCGTTGGGTTGCGCTTGATGAGCAGCCTCTGCGAGATGGCGGCCTCCTCAGTGTCACCACACGAGAGGTAGTAGCTGGGCACGATGCCCTCAAACCCGATGCCGACAAGTGAGAGGATGGGGGCACGAGGGCGAGGGGGGCTTTCGAAAATGCGCGTCATCTGCTCCTCCGGATCGTCGGTGTGCTGATACTTTGGAGGGGCGCAGAGAGTCTCTCCGGGGACCTTGAACCATGGGACCCATGTTACGAGCGCGTCAAATGCAGGTGCGACGCGGGTGGCCCAAAACCCAATGATTTTCATCGCGACAACAGGGTGGGTGGCGAGAAACCCAAGCAATGTGTTGCGCGCGACGAGAGTCACGTTGGCGAACAGTGAACCTGTAGGCAGCGGGATGTTGGTGTGGTTCGCCTCATTGAACGCTGTGATCTCTGCGGTGTCGGCAGCTCTGTGGGCATCGATGACCGCTTTGAGGAAGTCGTCGAGAGCCGGGGCGGGTTGTTTGCCCAGCATCCGGCACTGCCACTCGTGCAATCGGTTGAAATGCTGCAGGAGGGGCACGTTGAACGCACCAAAGGCCGTAGCGACAGCGATGAAGTTGTTCGCGGTGTGGCATGCGACTCCTACCCAGAACGGGGCAGCGGCCCAGCTGATATGCGCAACCATGGTGACAAGTTGCGCACGCGCGACAGCAGGGTGGATGAGATTGCGCTCACCAACTTCGTACATCCCGAAGATTGCCCCAGATAACCAAGGGGGAACGCCAGTCTTGGCTGCCACCTTGCGCTTGAACCATTCCTCGAGGAGTGGGGCGCCGACTACCGCGTAGACATGGAAACCTGTGACGAGCGCAGCTCCAACAGGGGTGGGTGGGTCGATGGCCATGCGGTTGTACATGATGGCGGGTGGACGAAGCGCTGACACGCGCGCGAACACGAGCGTGAGTGCGATGCCACCAACGAACGACCCGACAGCAAGAAGCGTAGAATCCAACTTCATTGGGTCGGTGAAGGTCTGCCAGAGGTGGCGGTTGGCCATACTCGCTGAGGCCCACGTGCGTTTGGCATGGACGGTGACGCGGTTTTCGAACTCAAGCGTCTGCGTCATGGCGAGGATGGCAGAAACGTACGCTGCACGGGTGCGGAACTCCTCAGGCATGTGGGTGGCACGGGCTTGATAAAGCGCGCGCGATCGCTCATGGAGACTGCGGAACGTCCCATAGTCGCGGGTTTGGGCGGCGGCGTAATTGGCAAGTTGCGCGGTGATAGTGCGCGACAATGCCACGTCGATGTGCTCGGTGCCCCATGCGAAAAGAACCTCAGCAAACAACGCAAGTTTGGCATGGGGAACTGATTCGTATGTGATGGCTTCGAGGCCGG